TCTACGCTACTCTGTTTATTGTTGCTCATTGTTTTTTCTTTTTCCATAAGTTCTTTAAGTTCTTTTTTTCTTTGTTCTCTTCGTTGTTCTCGGTTTTCAATACGCCATTTGTTTATTGCTATTGCATCAGATTGCTCGGCATTTTCAAGGAGTTTTTTTATTTTGTCGTTCATTGCTCACCTCCTTGTATTTTATTACGCATCCAAATAGCACCACCCAAGTATGCTAAATCATAAGGGTCAAATTCATCTACATCAAATTCTTTTTTTATCTCCTCATCACTTGGTAGTTCGATGGGGATTAACAATTCAACTTCATCACTACATTTCCCCTCAATATGAAGTCTACCATTATGTACCCCTTTAAAATATATCTCTTTAACCTGTTCTTCTGTGTATAGTTTCATTTGTTACCTCCGTATGTTTTTTCGTAGTATTGTTCACCAGTTAATGGTAGTGCACTTTCAGGATAATCAATTCCATGAACTGTTCCTTTGTTGTATGCAGTTTCAATTCTTTCTTTCTCCGTTTCTAAATACATATCCCAATTTACATTCATTCCTCTTGATTTGCATTCAATGTCCAAGGCTTGAATAATTAGTTGTACTGCCGTTTGTTCTTTATTATCTGTCATCTCAATAGGTTCTGCCAAAGTTCTTTTTCTATTTTGACATCCGTTTTCATCACAATAATTCATTGTACATTTTTGTTCTGGGGTTTCACAAAACCCGTGTGGTGTTTGTTGTTTATTGTTTGTCATAGTCTGTATTTCTTATCAATTAGTTCTACTACATTCCAAACGAACAGCGTTACGCCACACAGTGTCCACATCCAATGTCTGAAGCCCCAATGTGTAGTAGGCATGTGTTCTAGAGCTTCTCCATAGGAACATCCTTGTATTTCATAATATCCTTTTTTGACCCCAACAATTTTACCCCCTTGACAAACCCAGTCTCCGAAGAAGTCTGGGAATGTCTCTGGAATGAATGAGAATAGGATTACAATTACAAAGATTGCTATTAGTCTTAGTTTAAGTTTCATGGTTTAGACATTACATTAATAGCGTTAGTAGAACCACTCATTGTAAACTTATATATATCAGTAGTGCAGTGGCTTTCGTTAACTCTTACTATAGCAGAAGAGCATTTCTTAAAGTCAGCTAAGAACTCTTGTTGAACTAGACTAAGAATGTCATCTACTAAAAATACAGTGGTGTTGTCACTTGACTTTGAAGATAAAAAATGATAGCGTTTAGATTCTCCGTTAACAATTAGGGCTACATCTACTGAAAGTTCTTCGTCACAGAAATAACTACCAGTTATGTAAAAGGCTAGTTCTGTACCTACCAGTTCAAGTTTAAGAATTGCTTTCTTATCTGTTGATGGACAGTAAGCTATCTTATAAGGCTCATCTAAGTTGTTGTTGATTGTTTTGGCTACCCATTGTCCGTAACTTAAGTTAGAGACAAGTAAAAAGGCGATAATTAATAAGTTTTTCATAATTGGTTTTTATATTGAGTTTCTAAATTGATCTACTTTTCTTAAGTCTGACTTAACTTCACTTTGTTTCTGGTGTCTTTCCTTCCACTTGGTTCCTCTTAGTTCTGGGTTATGCTCCTGCAACTTTCTTCTTGTGCGGGTAATTAAATCAGAGGAAACCAATCTACCTTCTGCCATAGCTTTTATGAAGTCTAGTGCTGAACGTTTAGCTAGATTAGGGTAATACTTATAGTAGTAGGTAGCTACCAAAAACATGTCATCATCTTTAGTTTTTGGATACTTTGTAAGAAGTGTAGTTACATTGGCTGTAACATCGTGGTCGAAAAATTCTAATTCCTCGTTCATAGTTTTGAATCTGGTGGGTTAAAGGTTTCTTTTACTTGCTTAGAAATAGGAATAGGCTCTCCTTCTTCATCTACTCTTACAAAAGTCATACAGGTCTGCAAAAGAATAACTTCGTCTTCTCTAAATACATTGTATGCTCTTGCTTCTACTCGAAAAGTAGCTGAAGTGTTACCTATTTTAATCATTTGGGCGTAAATCTTAACCAGGTGTTTCTCTTTGGCTGGTTTCTTGAATACGCACTGATCTAGTGAAATTGTAATCATGTTTTGAGTATGGCATTTCTCCATTGCATAGGCGGCTAATGCTGCGTCTACCCATGCAAGGAGTTTACCACCAAAAAGATTACCGTGGAAGCCTAAATCAGACTTCTTTACTGGGTGTGTTACTAATAAATCCATTAGAATATGTATCTTATTGTGTTCCAAGGAATGAACTGGTCGTGTAACTCAGTCCATTGTTTGATGTACTTAGCCTTTAAGTCGTGTCGGTAACGAATGTTCTTACCTCCGTATTGACTTATCTTGTTTTCTTGTATCTCAGGTTGCCACAAGAGATACTCTCCTTTAGTTCCATACATAAGGTTGTGCTGATGTTTACCCTCATTGTGTGTGAGGAAGATAACCTCAGCTTTAACTAAATCTTTGTACTTTACATGCTCTTCTACTTGTTTGAATAGATACTCGTAGTGTTCTAACCATCTATCGTGTACTATAATTGGAGAAAAGTTGATGTGAACGTCATAACCTGCTTCTATAAATCGGTCTATCGCTTTTATCCGATCAAGTATAGGACTGGTATTTGGCTCTAAAAGATCTGCATAGTACTGAGGCATCAAAGAAAACCTAACTCTAACTTTACCTTCAGGGTTGAACTCAAGTAGTTTATTGTTTACATACTTGGTAGCAAATGAAGCCATAGCTTTAGGATGTTCTTTGAAGAACTGTAGAATGTACTGCCAAGGATAATACCTAAGATGTAACGCAAAATCTTCATTACAAGAGATGTCATACGTTATATACTCATCATGTGTTTGGTTAGGCTTATCTACTACGGCAAAAGTGCAGTGGTTGTTTATCTCTGTTAGTATATCATTGATATTGGTTGCCACTGTTAATCCATCAGGCTGGTGTCTTTTCATGTAGCAGTAGGAACAGTTGAACAAACAGCCATAGCCGAAAGAAGGACTAATGAAGTCAGTCGATCTTCCGCTAGGCCGTATGTCAAATGTTTTTCTTACAACTTCACGAATTGGTTGCCTTGCAATGTCCAATCTATCCATTTTATTTTACTTATGTCAAAGTCCTCTAATGATTTTGCTACCCAGGTTTCGTCTACCGTGTTCTTGAAGCACAATACATGTACTGCTGCTACTTCATCTTTGTTTAGACGAAGTGCACGGCCGATTTTCTGGGAAGCTTTCTTCTCGTTACCATAAGAGTGCATGATAACAATGTGTTTTAGATTAGGTACAGTAACACCCTCACTGAGTTGTTCTACTGCACTTAATCTAGTTACTTCACCACTAGCAAACTTCTGTAGGTTAATCTCATTAACTGTTTTAGAGTTCTTGGAGTGGTGAGAATACTGACAGATAGCATCAGCTTGTTCTGTAGTATTGGCAAATAGTAAGCACTTTTCAGTGGGAGGTACTCGTTTAGATATGAAATCGGTAAAGAACAACTTAGTCTTGAACTGTTTAAGGGCATTTAGAAGGAAGATACGCTTCATAAACACTTGCTTGTCGCTTACTGCAGATTGAATCTGACTCTGCAACCAGCTATAGTTCTTAGCTTCACTTGTAAGAAAAGTTTTATTTCCCTTCCCTACTTGTATGTTGTTTGCTGTACCTAAAGGTAATGTATGAACAAAGATTCTATAGTCGTTTAGAATCTCTTCACCTACAGCCTCGTCTACACCATAAGTATACTTAATGGGATAGTACTGCTCCATCATCTGTCCTTTCTCTCCATAGGTGTACTTTGGAGGTGTACCTGTAAGTCCTAGTATTCTTCCTGTAAAGTTACCTAAGAACTCATCGTGAGAACTCTTGGTATTGTGTGCTTCGTCTAGAATTACAATGTCATAATCTTTTGGATTATGTTTTGTTAAGGAGATATAACTTGTAAAGGTTATACTTTGTAACAAGTACTCTAATCCAAACTTTGCTGCATCGTTCTTCCACGACTCAAAGATTGTAAGCTTGGGAGCCGCTACTAATACCTTACCACCAAATTTGTTGATGTACTGTAGACCTATATAAGTCTTACCTACACCCATACTAACATGCAGTCCTGCCCTTCTTGATGACAAGACTGCATCTAGTGCTTCTTTCTGAATTCTTTCTCTAATTTCCTGACTCATGTTTGGTCATTCCTTTTAAGATAGCTACGTAATTACCTGCTTCAGCGTATCTACCATCTATATTACGAAGATAACGATTTTGTATGTGAATATAACATCTAATGTTATCTTTAAAGGACTTATAACTTGCATGGTTAAGATGCTCTCCTGCTACAAACTCACACTTGTGCCACTTGATACCAAACAGATTTTTGTTTTGCTTACAAACCTGTGATTTGTAGTTGCCTGACTCAATTCTAGCTTGAGCTATGGCAATAGAAGGTAAGACACACTTGTGTTTTACCAGTTCTTTTAGAATAGAACTGTCAGTCATTGATACATCTCCGATAGTGATTGTGTCGGTAGTGTGTGTATGTATTTTACGAATGCTTGGTTCTTTTGCAATTAATACACAAATAATAATTACAAATACAAAATTTAGTAGCAAGGAAAATTTAGCTACAATGCCGAGATTACTGACTTTCTTTAACTTAAGGTCATCAGTTAGTTTAAAATATGTGTTTTTCATAGTACTATTTTTAATGTTTTAGATTACTAATATAGTATATTAAAGGGAAAAGAAAAAAAGGGAAGTACAATGACTTCCCTGTAGGTTTAATCAAAAGCTTTTAATAGGAATTGCTTAAGTTCAGTTACATTGTTTAATGCAAACCTTAAGGTGTCCTTATTAGCTATAACAAAACGCATCAGTTTTCTATGATGAGTTCTAGTGTAATTAACCTCATGGAACAAGTTTACGAGTGACATAACAAAATATCTATTAGCTGCACGATCCATACGTGGCAGTTGGTTTAATATTTCGTTGATATCAGACATCTTTTGTTCACTTGATGCTAAGTTTTTGATTCTAAACTTACCTGTTTTGATGCTGTTAGCCCCTGGAGTACCTGCTTTTAAGTCTAAACCTGCACAGATAGCAGCAATCATGCTATACTCTAGGTCATACTTTTTCTGTAGTTCTAGTAGAGTTACGTAGTCACTGTGTATGTTTGACCAAGCTACGATGTAATCTTTCAACTGCCATGCCTTAGAAGAGGAGTTAAGCAAAGCAATTTTCTCTACCAAAGAAGGCAAAGAATCAATACAGATTTCTACAACAGGTATCTCTGTAACTTTTAAACTCAAGAGTGCAGTGTACAAATGCTGACCATCTAAGATGTAGTAATGAGCAGTTTTTGACTTATACTTCAGCTTAACTACAACGATGGCTCTTAGATTACCCATCTTAAGCATAGACTTGCTTAATTTGTTGGCTTGTGAGGCAGCAACTTCTCTGTTTAGACTCTCAAATTGATAGAGAGGAACATCAGAAGAGATAAATTTAAGATTCTTAAGAGGATAATTGATGTCTTTACCAATCAATTGTTCATACTCTAGTTGAATCTTTTCGTCAGTTGTTAGAAACTTACTAGTTTCGGATGTGTCTAGTACCGCCTTAAGCATTTTAGCTGTATTGGCGATGTTCTCTGGAAATGTTTTCATATATTTTTTTTGTTAAGTTCAGTTAAAAAAAGCCTCCTGATTTCTCAAGAGGCTTCATGGCTAATCAATCCATCCCACAGTAGGTATTATTTCTCTAACCATACGTAGTTGCTCTATAAAGTTACAGGGTGTGAACTTGGGATACCCAAATCCCAAATCACCTGTTTCTCTATAACTAGTAGGAACAGTAGTTTTCACAGGAATTGTTACTTCCTGCTCTACTGCTAACCTATAGGTAAGGTTAACACGTGCTTCACGCTTATCAGCCAATATGGTATCGACTGTTAAACTTCTGAACATGTCACGAACTTCCCGTGTGTGGATGAATTCAAGTTTGTCTAGTGCTTTCTTAATAGAACGCGCTTTAACTCTGAAGAAACGACTGGTATCAACTCTCTCGTAAGTTTTACCGTCAACTGTTTTAGATAATCTTTTTCTCATAGGTCAGATATTAGTAGAAAGGGAAAGAAAAAATCCGACCGAAGGGAGGAATAAGAAAAGAAAATAGTCAGTCGGTTAAGACTGACTATCTATGAAAACCACATAAGACTAGACAATCCCATGTGGTTCTTCTTAATAACTAAAACAAACTCTCTTCTACGATTACCGTAGTTGTGGATTTTACTTATGGTTTGTTCCCCATAACCTGTTGACGTGCACATCAGAGCAGGATCCATTACAGCTATCCTTGAGTCATTAATGCTTATGGGTAGCTACTTCCCATAAGTCAAGTCTTCTTTCAATAGTGCTAACCTATATTCTGTAAGAGAGTTTGTTTGGTAGCCCGTAGAGGAGTTGAACCTCTGTTTCTAGGATGAAATCCTATTGTCCTAACCGCTAGACGAACGGGCCATAAATGTTTCCCCTATTGCTAAGGGAAACAGATATATGAACTTCAAAAACTCTGACGCTATGAGAACATTACCAGATAACCAGTAAAGTCAGAGTATAAAGGAAAAGAAAAAAGAAGGATTACTTAGAATCCTTCTAGTGTCTTATTAGTAGTCAGGACAGGAATCGAACCTGTAATTAATCTGTTTCGTTAGTGCTTTGCAGAATAACTATTCTGATTAATCCCCACCTTTCGGCTGTTATCTGGGTAGCGTTTACCATTCCGCCACCTGACTATGAAAAAGTCCCACGAGCAGATCTAAGAGCGTAGCTTCTTAACGGTATGCAGGTGGGAACTTTCGGTTAAGGGATACTATCCCAAAAGGGGTTCAGCACAAAGATAATTCTTTGTAGTTAATCCTGACCAACTTGCTTAGCCATAGAGTACAGCATGGCTTTTTGGAAAAGGTCCCTTAAGTCTCTGTCGCTATCTAAAGCTGCAGCTAATGTTTGTACAAGTTGACCTTTTTTTCCTTGGATAGTCGCACGAACAGATGTTTGCTCACCAAGGTCTACATAACCAATAGCAATCAATCCTTCTCTTTCACCGTTAAGGTCTAGTTGTTTAATAGTTTCAAATACACTGTCTAGTTGAAACTCTTCTGGGTTTTCATTTTGTTCTGACATAGGTTTCTAATATTAGTAGGATAGGAAAGAAAAAAGAAAGGCCTATAAGGAAGAGATTAGTTAGCCCGTAAGATTGTATAGCCGCTTAAATTGATTAATCGCACACCATGGCTACTGTTACCCTACTCCCCTATATAGAACAACTAACAGTAGAGAGAGAGAGAGAGTAATACCCGTAGATATAGAGAGAGGTATAGTAATGTCCTATAGAACCGTATATAACCCTATCTGTAGTTTATCTATATTAAGTCGTTGTCAGTTATCTTAACCTAATGCAATTTAGAGTGAAGAGATAAAACTATGGGGGGATGAGTCCCCATCTCTCTAATGCATTCATTATCAATTAGTTATGAGAATCAATTCTTTGCTTTTTGCTGTAGTTTAGTGCACAAATATGCAATTCTCAGGCACTTTATTTGGTGTAAAATAGCGATAAATTGCATGAATTAGCTTCAAATAAGTGGCTTATGATTAGAACGTAAGATGTTAGAGCAGTTGCTTTTTTACTCTCTTTGGTTCCTACTGTTATTGTCTCTCTCTATATAGGGGAAAACAAAAGCACCCCGAAGGGTGCTCTTGGTTAACTGTTAGAAGGGAACATCGTCCGCATTCGCAGTTTCTTCTGCGGGAACATTCTCTGTAAGTGAAGAGAGGTCCGCTGTAGTACGCTGTGCGACAACCATTACTTTGTCAGCGTAGTCCTTGGTATCAGGGCGCAAGAAGCACTTACGATACACAAAGTTGCCGTGTCCGTCAGTAACACGCTGTTTGGTTTCTCTGTCCAATTTGAAGGCAGATTCACGAACAATGTAGTTACCGTTAGCGTCCTTTTCATTGATGATTTTGTAACTAACGGCTTCGTTAAAGTCAGCAGTTTCAATGATTTGGATACGCACAGCACGACCGAAAACAGATTCCAAGTTTACAGGGCTGATGCCGTTGTCTTGGAATTTGTAGGGTTCGCTAGAAGAGGTATGCGAAATTTCGTCGGCTTTAATGCCAAAGGCTTTTTCGAATACATCCATAGAGAATGTGTGAATAGCGGTACGCAATAAACGAGATTGCAAACCGAGTGAGAAGGCGGATAGTGAGTCGGATTCTACGCCACATAGAACGCTAACGGAACCTTTTCCGTTAACCCAAGCCGAATAAGCGTTAACTGTGCTCATACTGAATAGTAATTAGGCAAAAAGGAAAAGAAAAAACCCCCGTAGGGGGGATATCGGCCGTTAGGCGTAAGACCGTTAAACGCAAATGACCGAGCGAAGCGAGGTCTTATTGGCTTTGTTTAACTTTTATTTGTCTCAACACGGGGAATTTTTTGACTAGCCCTGTTTTGTTTAACTTTTTGTTTAACGTTTGGCTTACAAACTTACACAAACTTGTACCTGTTAAGCCGTAATTAGGACGTAAGATTGTAGTGTAGGCTTATCTTTTTTAGAGAAGAGGTGGTAATAGTAGGAAGGAAAAGAAAAAACGGAGGACGGTGATTAGGACTTAAGATGGTAGTGTAGGATGTCCTAGAGTACCAAAGGAGTCAGTCAGACTCCCTTGGATACACTATGAGACCTTTAGGTGTTAGTTCCGCTAGATCTTCCACAAAGCCGTCAACAAGTGTCTCTATTAGAGTGTACTTGTCAAAGACCATTACTAGAACTACACCGTGGTGAGTTTTAGTTGCTGTGTAGGATATGGGATGCATGTCTTTTACGACATTACTTACGAAGGTTGAGTCATCTGATGTCATCTTCAATGAATCATTGACTTGTTGTCCACATGCTGTACAAGCCATGGACAAGAATAGGATTACGAATAATGTTCTCATAGGATAAGAAAGAATAAACCCCCCGAAGGGGGTTATTGTTAGTCTTTACGTGGTCTACCCCGTTTGCCTTTAGGCTTGTCACTCTCTTCAGGTTCTACTGCTACTTCAGGTTCCACGTAATCCCAAGGCTTACCGAAGTACTCGAGATATGTTCTCTCCATTTCACGCAAGGTAGCACCGATGCTTTCTTGGTATTTGAACTGTTGAGTGAGTGTGAACTCTGACTGAAGGTTGCCGAGCATTTTAGACACGGTTCTTTCTTTGGTCAATTTGTAGAAATCTAATTGACGTTCGATAGTGTAGCGCATTTCCATTTCTAGATTCTCTGCGTGTTTTTGAAGCATGTCGTTAATCAACGATTTAGCTTCGGGTGAGTTGGCTCTCATAGCAGTAGGGAAAAGAAAAAAGAAGTCGTTAGACTTCCTTAAACTTTTTTAGTTGGTTAGTAAGAGTAGTCCATTCTATTCTTACTGTTGCCATCACCATCCTTAATGCTTTACTTTGTCTTTCGTTTCTTTCTTTCTCTTCTTGATTTAGTCCGATGAGTGGATTTTTACCTACTCTTTCCCTTCTTCTGTTTTCCACCTCAATCCTGTAAGTTTCCTTTTCTACCTTTGCTAATTGTCTACCTAACTTACCCAGAATGTCTTCCACAATCTGTAGCCGTAGTTCTAACATTATTTTTGATTCCATATAATAGGAAAGAAAAAAGGTCTTACGACCCTTTCTCTATCAACTCACGGTATTTCCTAGCCTCATGCAGTAGATCTACTACATTGGATAGGAACGACCGTTCAAGTCGAGCCAACGCTTTGTGTGAGTCATTCTCTGACTCATTAAGTTCTAATTGGATATCTACCACGATAGACTCCAACGCATCGAATACATATTCATATTTCTCCATACAATGAGAAAGAAAAAACTCTCTATCGTAGTTAGTTCTTAAGATTACAGTGCAGCCCAATCCAAGTTAAAAGGGGCTTTCGCCCCTGATGTTAGAATTTGTTGAACTCGTTGTGCCAGTAATTCTTGTTTGACTTGCTACAACTGTGACCACGACCTGATGCGCAGGACATCAGTCCCACAATCACCACTGCTACTATTAGATATCTCATACAATAGAAAAGAAAAAACTACCCTGATATGCAGGGTAGTTGTAAGGGCGCTACCCCATGTTGTGGTCTTACGTGAACTAGCTTTACGTTCACCGCACTTTGGCAGATGAGTACATAATAGTAGGATATCCCTACTACTATAAGAAAGAAAAAAAGCCCGTGAGGGCTTTCTTCTAGGCTTTCTTTCGAGGCCAACTCAATAGTGCAAGTGCCCAGTAACCTAGTGCAATACATGCACTGAAGTACTGAATAGGACTACCAATAGGACACGCTGTCAAGGCAACCCATGCAGCCATCAAGCCCAATCCTATCAGGAACAAGCTTGGAATCTCTCTGTATTTACTCATAGCACTATGAGAAAGAATAAACCGTCGTTAGACGGTTCTTCTTCTCTTTGTGTGTGCCATATCAATCCAGGTCAGCACTGCAATTGGCACCATCCATCCGAAGGCGAAGACCCACTCTACGACCTTGGTGAACTCTTCGCCCCAATCCGCGACCATTCCTGCTCTGAAATACACAGTCATGAAGCCACTTGCTACTACCCAAACCAAACCACTGATTGCCGCAATGGCAATCAATGTACTCTTTATTATTCTATTCATAGAATAAGAAAGAAAAAACAATAGGACTAATGTCCTATTGCTTTTGACTTACAATAATAGTAGGCATCCATAGCATCGGATGTTGTTTCATCCCATTCTACTCTTGTCTCTAGTTTAGGGTTCTTCTCGCAGAACTCATTGTAAGTCATTCCTTCTGTGTAGACCAATGTCTCATCATTGTACGCTACTTGCGTGATTGTTATCTTCATACTATGGAACAGAATAAACCTGCCCCGAAGGGCAGGCTCTCTCTCTCTAGAACGGCAGCTCGTCGACCTCTTCTTCTCTTGCCTCGAATGGACTTGCTGCTTCTACTATCATTGGCTCGTCCTTCATCCACCCACCATCTATCCAAGTATAGTAGTAGGTAGTGTAATCCATACAGTACTCAGGCATGTGTTGGTTCTCGTCTGGATGATATACAGCATACTCTCTCCATGTCCCAACTCGCACGATGCCTCCGTGTCCTTCCACCTGAACTTCCATCCCACTGACATCAAGACCCATCTCGTTCCACGAAGTTGCCATCTCTTCCGCGACAGCAACTAACTTTTTAAATTTATCTATCATAGCAGGATAGAACAGAATAAACTCCTCTGAAATGACGGGGGGTACCCCGACACTCTATCGGAAGATGGGGGGATCTAATCTAACATCCCCCACCCTCGTATAGACATCCTAAAATTGTGGGGGTTGAAAATTTTGGGGGTGATTTGGCTGTTGAGGTGCTTGGGACCGAAATAGGTAAGATTAGTTACCAGGAACTACATCGTAGTAGTAGCTATCGGTATCTTCTGATACCCATCTGTCTGATTGGTTCTCTACACTTGGGTGTTCTGTGTCTACTTTTATAGCAGTAGGACTTACAGGGAAGGGTTTAGTTACCCAGTTAGAATCTTTCCAGAATATGCGGTTATTGGGCATGCATAGTAGGTATCCCTCATCTGCTACTAGTATATGCCCTGCCTTATAGTCGGAAGGCTCATCACTGTATGGGTTATTGTACCAGTCTACTGTGAACAGGTAATTGGCCCAAATCAAACTTTTGTCTTTAAGGATTACCTGGCATCTATGCTCGCTTAGGAAATCATAATGAACTATGCTTACGTTTTCACTAAAGCAGTCCCACAGTTGTTTGAAGTGATAGGGAATGTCATTTTCAGTTTCTTTTAAGTAGAGTTCACTTATAGGTACTCTAGATCTAAGCATTCCGTAGTCTGTAATAACGTGAAAGGTAAGGATTTTACCTGCTACACTCTGTATGGCAAAGGCATATACGTTGTCGTATTCTAAATCTTCAGAGTTTTTAGTAAAGTAAGAACGTTTGACTAGAGCCTTAAAGTGTGGGATGTTGGAGTTTAGTTGCATTGTATACAAAGTTAGTAAATATTTATTTGGTGGATTTCTTTATAGGGTAGTTACGATGGAAGTAGAAGTGGTCTTATTTTATCGGTAAAATGCGGTTCCCTGCGGGGTTCCCTCTATCCTTAGGTGTGAATAACTTCTTCTTTCCTTTCTCTTGATTTTCTACTTACCTTTGGGGGACTACAGGGGGTTAGGGTGACATACCAAGTAAACTGTAGTTAAATCCTTGGGTCCTACTAGTAGTTGAGTTTTCCTTATTAAGGGGTAGTGTGCCTTGTTGGTTTTACCTCTTGACTTTAATCTGTAAAGTGATATATTTGTAGTAAGTATCTTTAACTATGAGAGAAAGGCTTCACTTAATGGGTAATGGCTATGCTGGTGAGCTGGTTAGTCTTATAAAAAGTAAGAGAAGCGAGAATGTAATGATGAGTCCTTATGACTTTAATGTAATTAGAGCTAAGGTTCACTTACTGGATGGGGTTAGTTTGAGTGGAAAGGAATTGTACATTGAGTCGGTTGATGGGAACTATACAACGTATATTGGAATTAGTTCTACAATGCCGAATGGCAGTATGTACTTTAGCGATCCATACAGAACAGTAGCCTATCTGCTTTATGACGGCATAGACGAGAATGGATACTTAGTCACAGAAAATGACGAAAGGCTTTTGATATAATGGCAACCAAAGAAACAAGAGTATCCCAATTACCTCAAGCAGGGTCTTTAGCAAGTACTGATAAAGTAGTTGTGTTGAAGGCTGGTATTACGTCAATTGCTGATGTGGGTACAGTTACCTCTGCTGCTTTCTTGGGAAAGACTACTGATGCATTGCCTGAAGGAGGAAATCTTTACTTTACAAACAGTAGAGTTAAAGCTAAGGTCTTCCAAATGATTCAAGCTGGTACTGGTGTTTCTTTTGCAATCAACGATACAGCCGAGACCATTACAATCAGTGCACTAGGAGATGTAAGAAGCGTCAATACCAAAACAGGATTTGTAAGTTTGAATACAGACGATATCCCTGAGGGCACTACTAATAAATACATTACCAATCCAAGAATTGATGCTAGAGTAGCAGACTTGTTAAAAGCAGGTGCCAATGTTACTCTGAACTATAACCCAGGATTGGGGACATTGACCATTAATAGTACGGGTAATGTAAGAAGTGTAAACACGTTAACAGGAGATGTTATACTCACTACTGATACTATAACTCAGGGAGTTAGTAATTTCTATTATACAGAAACAAAGTTTGATGCTTCGTTAGCTACCAAAACAACAACCAATTTAGCTGAAGGCACTAACCAATACTTTACTCCAGCTAGAGTTCGCACTACTGTCCTTACGGGATTTAGCAGTGGAGCCGATGCTCAGGTAGAAGGAACTGATACTGTATTACAGGGTTTTGGTAAACTACAGACTCAAGTTAGTTCTGCTAAAAACACAACAAACGCACACATAGCAAATACGTCTAATCCTCACAACGTTACTAAGGCACAGGTAGGATTGGATAACGTACCTAACGTAAATGCTACTGTTGCTTCAAACATAACAAGTGGATTACTTCCAGATGCGAGACTATCGGCAAACGTAACCCAACAAGGAAATACGTTTAATGGAGTAAACCAATTAGTTAGATTAGACGGATCAGGAAAGCTTCCTGCAATTGATGGTTCTCAGTTGACAGGATTGATTTCTCAAATCGCTAATCTTTCTGACGTTCAACTTACTAGTTTACAGATAGGACAAAGCTTATCTTATAACGGAACAAAGTGGGTCAACTCTGCTGTGACGGCAACTGTACGACACGATTATCAAGGAGTGTATTCTTACGTAGGAAGAGCACCTCAGTTAAGTTCTGAAGGAGCAAACGTTTGGAAAATAACAAGAATTCAAGTCCTAACAGATGGTAACGTACTAATCACCCAAGCATTGAGTGTGTCTTGGAGTGGCAGATTAACACATACATATTCATAAATTATAAAATTAGAAACTTATGGCAATCATATCAACCAAACCAACCATTGTAGACGGGGTAGAGTATCCTCTACTTCTAGTTAACTTAGCCATATCTCCACTTGTTCAAGAAGGAGGAATCATCGGAGCATCAGTTGCTATGCGTTTGACTCCTTACAGAGACTTGGGAGGAAACATCGAACAACTTCCTGACTACGCTAAGGCTGTTTCTTACTTTGATGTTTTTAAAGAAGCTGAGTCTGACCCTGAAATCGCATCTGCGGTAGGAAAGATCATGACAGGTCTTCAAGAGTTTATTACTGATAAAGGACTTTAATGGCACAAAGGGCTGCAATAGCATCTGGTAACTGGAGTAATCCAGCTATTTGGAACGGGGGAGTACTTCCTGAACCTGGAGATGTTGTTGCTTCTAACGGCTTTACAGTTACTATTGACCAGAATATTAACGTAGATTCAATTACAAATGCGGCAACTACGGTAGGAACCGAAGTTCCTTTAATGACTTCTAATACCGCACCTAGTGGTATTGCTTCTAATAATGGTACAGGAGGTTTTGCAAGTTTTTCTGCTTATTTGTCTTTTGATCGTAGTTTTGGTCTTTGTTATTATCCAGGACCAGTTACAGGGGATTGGATTGCATACGAATTTGCTACTGCTAAAAAAATAGGAAGATTCGGTGTATCTTTTAATGGAGGTTCAAATACTGTTAGTTATAGCTTAGAAGCATGGAATGGTTCTACTTGGATTGTTATTGGAACTCATACAGCAAATGGTAGTTTTACCAGTCCATATTTTGTAAATACAACTGCATATCTTAAGTATAGAATAGTACTTTCTGGCACTAATACAGGAGCTCAAATAACTGAGTTTTATTTGTACGATGCCTTGTCTGTAGCTGCAACAGCAGGAGGAGGATTTATTGTAGACGCAACTAGAACTTTAACTTTTACAAGTAGTGTCTATAGTATTTCAGCAGGAACGGTAACTTGTTTAACTTACTCTGGAAATTCAAGTACTACATTAACTATAAGTGCAGGAGTTGGGGGTATCAGTAGTGTATCTGCTACGAATCGGGGCTGTATTGAGGTTACGGGAGGTGGGAATGTAAATATTACTGCTAATTTAAATTACTTGCAGGTTTGGGCAACAAATAATTCAAGACTAAGACTTGTAAGTGTAATGTAGTAGGTAATTTGTTTGGAGGAGGAGATAATGATGCCTATGCTATTTCAGCTTCTGGTTTAAATAATACTATTACTGTTGTAGGGAATCTTTATCCTAGTGGAGCTAACAGAGCAGGAGGAATTAATATGGCTAGTACAGGAACTTTAAATGTTACAGGTAATGTTTATGGAGGATATAATCCTGGACAACCTGGTTACGGCATCCTACTAGCAGCTGTTTGTACTTGTAATATTACAGGAAATATTACCTTAGAAGGTACACAAAGCGCTCCTGCTTTTTATTCTAACGTAGCTTCTTATGTAAATCATATTGGAGCTATAAGTTCCAGCGTAACAACTTCTACATCACAAATTTTTATATCACTTAATGCCTCAGCTATTAATATTTTAACAGGGCCTTTTATTTCTTCTCCTACAGGAGGTCAACCTCTTTATGTATCTCGTATGCACTACAGGAGAACAATGGGTTCTTATTTTGAGTTTAGAAATAACAGTACAAATGGAGCTTTACCTCCAGCTGCTCCTGCTCCTGCTACTAGATTGGTAAGTCCAGATACAGTAGCAGACTCTCCTATTCCTGCAAATGTACGACAAGGAACAGTTTATTCATTAGGTTCTCAAACAGGCAACCTGTAGACAACACAGTAGGAACAGCAGTCCTTGACCCTAACGCTATATGGGCTGTCCCACTAACTTCCATCAATACCTTAAATAGTATAGGAAGAAGAGTTAAAAACGCTGCTACAGTAGAAACTACTGGAGCACAAATTCAAACCACATTAAATAATAACGAGTAATGGCACTAAGAGCAGCAATAGCATCTGGTAACTGGTCAAACCCAGCAACGTGGAATGGAGGAGTTCTTCCTGGCCCAGGAGATATAGTAGCGTCAAATAACTTCACAGTTACAATAGATCAAAATATTAATGTTGATACTTTAACAAACACAGCACAAAGTCTAATTACAGCTGTTCCTTTAATGACTTCTAATACAACACCAAGTGGTATTGTCACAGGGTTAGGAGGAACAAGTGCTTACATTGCTTTTAATGGGTCAGTCTCACAAAACAGTTTTACCAATGCGAATCCAGGTGACTTTTTTGGATATGAATTTACTTCACCAAAAGCAATTGACATGTTTACTTTTGTTTTGGGAGGAAGTATCACAACTAATATCTCTTTCCAAAGTTGGGATGGTTCTGCTTGGATTACTTTATATACTGCTGTACTTGCAGGTGTAAACACATTTACCAGTCCTCTTATAGGCAATAGTGTTGCTTACATAAAATACAGGTTTTTAATAAATACCACTGCTACTTTACAAATGAGGGAAACTTATTTGTATGAGTATTTATCAACTACTGCAGCAGTAGCTGGCGGTGGATTTATTTTAAATAGTGGAATCACAGTAACTACTACAGGGGAAACAGGACTATCTGCTGGGTCTACTGACTTAATTACTTTTTCAAGTAGTGGCACGGCAACAATAAATTGTGGTACTGGAAATATACTAAGACCGACATCTGCTTCAGCTATTTCTACAATAAAGGTAACAGGAGGAGGTACGTTAAGTATTACAGGAAATTTAGAACCAGGTTCAACGAATGGTACTAGCAGGATCCTACATATTACAACAACAGCAGGAGCAGTTGTTAACGTGACAGGAAGAGTATATGGTGGAAATTCAAACGGTATTTTAACAGACGTAAGTTGTACATTAAATGTCATTGGCAATGTACTTGGAACTAATACTAACGGACCAGTAGCAAGTATTTGGTTTGGTGCAGGAGGCACATTGAATGTTACAGGAAATATTTATGGAAGCGAAGGATTTAACAACAATGGTTACGGAATTTATTTTAATATAGGCAATCTTAATATTACTGGAAACGTATATGGTGGTGAAAACCAAGGAGTGAATGATTGGGGAATACAAATAGTAGGGATTGCAACTGTCTATATTACAGGTAATCTTTTTTCAGGAAACTCTCCTAGCACAAATAATTTTCCAGCAATAAACTGTACTACCGCCTCTTACATAAATCAAGTAGGAGCTATCTATGCAGGAAGAAACTCTGTCGGTTTTGTCTCTTCAAGTAGTACTGCTATAAACCTATTAACAGGACCTTTTGTATGTAATGAGTATGGATTCTTTCCTTACCAAGTTGTAAGAATGCATTTAATACCTAGTACAAGTTCTTATTTTGAATTTAGAGACGAGACAACCAATGGTGCAATACAACCTGGCGCTATTGCACCTGCTACTCGTTTAGTATCTCCTGCAACTTTAGTAGATAACTTAGCAGTTTCTGATGTGCGGTTTGGTACTACCTACGCTTTAGGTACATTGACTGGGACTTTGAGAATGCCTAGTGCAAACCAAGTAACCTTTGGAATTCCTGTAGATAATACTTTTGGAAACGCAGTATTGACCGCTGCTTCTGTTTGGGATTATCTAGTATCAAACATTACAGTAGAGAACAGTATAGGAATGAGACTAAAGAACGTAGCTACTCCTCAAAGTGTTGGAGAACAGCTAGAAGCTTTTCTAAGATTAGATTAATTTAAAGTAAGTAGTAAAAGTACTTGACTTATTTTTTCAATAGTTTATTTTTGTTGTCAAACAAACTATTGACCTATGAAATTTGTAAACTTTATTGGAGGACTTTTCAAAGACGAAAAGGGTAACGTCTCCATGAAACGTTTGTGCGGCTTATTTTGCACATTGACTTTGTGCGCTACTTTGTACGCCAATTCTTTTACCGAAGCACACTTTGCTCCTTCTACTCCTTTGGTAGATGCTGTAGCTTTGTTGGCTTTTGGTTGTTTGGGTTTGACTTCTGTTGAGAAGATCATGAAAAAACCTGAATCTAACTCTACTTCAGCTGAATAATTAATCTTATGAACTATACAAGAGAACAAATTGAAGCCGCAGTAAAAGCCAAGGGCTATGCTTACTTTGATGGCACAAAAGACTACGATGTAAATATCATCGGAGTACGTAACTCTTCTACTGGTAACGATGTTACTAACTTGTTTGATGACACTATGACTGTTGCTTACAAAGTAGGAGGCAAATGGGTATTTCACCAATGGATGGCTACCACAGATCCAGGTACTAAAGGTGTTAGAGAATTTCACAATGCTGGTGGAGTAGCAAGACTAGTTCCAGGTCAGTACAGAGGTTCACACGGTATTGGTCTACACCAAGGTAAGTACGAAGCTTTGAAGCAAGCTAAACCAGTGAAGGTTTATCGTGATGCTAACAAAGACATGACTTACGATGAGAATACCATCACTGAGGGTATCTACGGTATCAACATCCACAAAGCTGGTGCAGATTCTACTTTTGTAGAAAACTGGAGCGAAGGATGCCAAGTGTTTAAGCGTGAGAAAGATTTTAACCAATTTATGGAAATCTGTAAACAAGCTCGTGGCATTCATGGTAACTCTTTCACTTACACCTTGATTGAGTCTGGTGACTTTATTGTTGCTGACAAAGTAAAAGGCGAAGCTAAAAGAGCTGCTAAGAAAAAATAATGAAAAGACTACTCGTTAGTCTTTTAATATTCTTGACTATCTCCTGCAAAGCACAAACTATTGCTAAGGCAGGAGATGGTTGGGATTTAAAGATTGACTCAGCCATACAACTTATAAAGACCATTGACCCTGAAAAGTACAAAGTCTTTACAGATGTATGTCAAAGAGTTGATTTTTGGAAAAGTTCTTTTTCTTCCACAGGTGTAGTCGAAGGAGACTATACCATACTAGTAGCAGACGCAGACATTAAGTTAAAGTCTATCAATAACTTAGCGGCTGTGTTAGTTCACGAAAGTATGCATTTAGTATTTGTTTTACAAGATGCAGTCATGAGTGAAAAGGAAGAAGAGTATAAGTGCTATTTGTATGAATTATCCTTTATTAAAAACATCCCAACCCCCGAGCCTTGGTTACTGGCAAACCTTTATGAAAAATTGCAAAAATATAAACCATGAAAAAAATACTTTTGTTTGCGTTGGGATTGTTTATCCTCACTACTAACTTATTTGCACAAAGTGCAAACACTTCTCCTGGAACTGGGCATTGGGTTGTTATCGACTCAGGTTATCAAGTAGCTACAACTACTGTAGGTAAAACTGTTGCTCCGTTACATTTCTACAACACTTCTACTAGTGAAAAAATTACAGGTATGCAGTTTCGTGTATTTTACGATAACACTGCATTTACTGGTGTTGTACCTTCTTTGAAGATTTCTACTTCAGATCAGTATCTTCAGTATGTAGATAGTAATTTACAAGGATTTTTAACTGTAACTCTAGCTTACACAGGTTCTAGTTCTACTTTTAACTATTCTGACGGTGCTACATTTGATTTAACTTTTACTCACGCTGCCGAAGCTATATTTAACAACTTAGATTCTATCAAGACTTTGAAAGTTGCAGGTGTGAAATCATTTGCAAATAGAGCTGCTACTAACTGGGGTAACGATACCACTTTGGTTGTCTACTCTTATGGTGGTCGTTTCAACCAAAAGGTTCTTCGCTTTGCTGCTAAGTTTAAAAACGTTACGGGTTCTGATGCTAAGAATCTTTGGGTATCTTTAGAAAAGAAAGCTCCTACAGGTTCTTGGACACATGTAGAGTCAAAATCAACTAACTCATTGGGCCACGTAGTATTTAAGAAATTTATTGATACTACCTACTGGGATGTAAGAATGGTTGTTAAAGGCGATACAATGACTCCTGGTAACGTATTCTCTACTGCTGATGCACAAAAGATTAACCAAGCAATCCTTGCACAATATACTCCAACAGGATTTGACTACTACACTATGGATGTAAACGGAACTAGCGGAGACATTTCTATTGCTGACGTTTACTCTGTATACGGACGTTTGGCAGGAAGATTCTCTTCTTGGCCCAACTCTAAAAAAGACGTAATGTTCTTTACAGTAGCTGAGTATAATGCTATCAACGGTGCTACTGCTAATCCAACCTCTACTTACGCAACTGTTAACAACTTCAACTATTCTATTGACGGTAAAGACTCTATTACTTACTACGTAGCAGTTAAAGGAGACGCAAACTCTACAGGATTTAAAATGGCTCGTTTGACTCCTATTAAAATTGTTAACCAAGCAAATGCTAAGAACTACATCATTGACAAAACAGTAAGCTATGATGATCCTTCTTTGGAGACAGTAGAAATCAATATGCCCAAAGTAAAAGTAGAGGATGGCAATTTGGTGAGCGTACCAGTTAAAGTTTTAACTAACGGTAAAGACCTTACTGCTCTTCAGTTAGACCTTAAATATGATACTGCTTACTTGTCTTTCAAACAGATTGAAGTAACAGAAAAAATCATGAAGTGGACTGCCTACACAAACCCTTCTAATGGAGTTGTGTCTTGGGGAGGAGCTGACCTTACAAATGACAATCTGTTAAAAGACGGAGAACAAGTATTTACTCTTCAGTTCATTGCTAAGAAACCACAGGATTCTTGGGCTACAGCAGCCATCTGGACAGCAGAAAAGTACGTAGGTGATAACAAGGCTAAGGATATGAACATTAGACCTACTATGGGCATTGTTGAGGTTCGTAGAAAAGGATTGGTATCTATCAACCAAGTAAGTGACCTAATAGCATTTCCAAATCCTTCAGAAGGTGCTATCCAAGTACAATTCAAGATAGCCGAAGAGTCTGATGTAAACTTGTCTTTGTACAATGAGGTAGGTCAGTTAGTCCAAAATATTCTAGACAAGCACATGCCTGTAGGAAACTATAAGTATAGTGTAGATTTAGAAAGATTACCTGACGGAGTTTATATCTTAACTCTTAAAACAGAAAAACAATTCCTAGATTCTAAACTATTAATCATATGAAACTAAAAGAAAAATTAGGTTTTGGCCAAGCAGAACCCGTAGCAGTAGCAGACAACAATCGTTTCTACTACATGTTGCAACAAATGCAAGCCAATCGTTGGAAAATTACAGCTATTGTATTGGGGTTGTTTACCTTAATCATAGTTGGTATTAATGCTGCTGTCTTTGTAGGAGCTTCTATTGGAGAAGACTGGAAAGAAATGTTACTTATCCTCTTAGGAGCTTTTGTAGGTAACTTGAACAAAGTAGTTGACTACTGGTTCAACTCTGAAGATAGAGACAAAATGTTAATACAGAAGGTGGATGAGGAGGATGGTGTATCTTTGTCAAACACAACTAATCCATAATATTATGTCAGAAGAACAAGAAGAAGGCGGAATGTCTGGTGTAAAGAAGGCAATCATCGGAGCAATTACCACAGCGGTAACTGCAGGTGGTGCTTGGTTTGCTACTCACTTAGGTGGTGGCGAAGATGAAAAACCAGAAACTCCAGCAGCTGTAGCTGCTCCCGCACCTGTGATTAACATCACTACGAACAACGAACAGAAGCAACAGGCAAACACTGGTGGCGGTAATACCGTCATCATTAAGGAAAAGGTAGCACCTGCTGCATCTACTCCTGCCCCTGCTGCTCCTGCATCTAAACCCCAAGCAGATGAAGAAGATCCTTGGTAGCCTACTGTTAATAATCCTTATCTATGGTTGTGGTTCTATGAAGACCACAACCGAGGATGAGGTTATTGAGAAAAAAGATATTTCTAGCGTGTCTGGATATACTGATTCTATTAAGAAGAACGTACAAGTAATTAGCATGGACATGACTAAAGTGTTGGCTATGTACCCAAGTCTTCAAGAGAAAAATGTAGGTTTAGGTTTTGCAGAATCCGTATTAGATTATTTAGATGAAACAAATCGTTTTGTATTTACTGAAGAGAAGGGTGAAATCAAGGAAAGGATGGTAACTCAATTCAAAGCTTCTAAAAAAGGAGTCTTTGAAGAACCTATTGACGGCAAAGGAAAAATTAAAGCTGCCCACTACTTTGTTTATGTAACCGTTGCTGATTTTGCAGTAGACGAGGACGAGACTGTACAAGGTGGAAAAGCTAAAGTAGTGGTAACTACTTTTATCCGTTTGCAAGTTCGATTTGTAGACGCTAAAACAGGACAAATTTACATTGGTTCTGGTGAAGGCGAATCTATAAAAGTAGGAGAGTCGTTCTTAAAATCTCTAGACGATATGAAGTTTTCTCAAAGTACCGTAGGTAAGGCAACACGAAAGTCGCTTGAAACAGCAACTACCAAAGTGATTGAAAACCTTATTAGAAACGGTGTCTTTAAGAGCTAACATATTAATCTTACTATTGAGTATAGGACTGAGTTTAAAAGCTCAGTCCTTTACTTACTCGTACAAAGATCCGTGTACAAAAGAATTAAAGTTCATTCTTGCTGATATGAACTCTCCGATAGTAATAAGTTACTACGGACAAGTAAAAAACTTCAGTTACACAGAATTGCAGGACGGTACATTTGACGCTTGGTTAAATTATACTTATGCCAATTACAAAACAACAACCCCATGTCAAGGAGTTTTTGCAACAACTACTACAACTACAAGCACAGCAACTATAACTTCTTTAGTAAATAATGTGATGAATCTTAACTCTTTAACGAGTTTAGATTTATCTTCGACTTCGCTAGGATCAAGTACTTCAGTAGGAAGTACAACATCTTCTGGCACAAATGTAAAAAATGACTCTAAAAATGGAAGCTCGAATAACAAAGTTGGTAGTAATGGAAACAATAGTACTACTGATAATTCTGGGAATAATTCTAGTAACAGTGACCAGTCATCTGGACAAGGGTCCAATACGTCGTCGGAAGGACAAGTAGGCAATGGAAGCAACTCAGGTAATAATTCTAATGGCTCTAATGATGCTGGGGGTAACTCTGGGAGTGGCTCTAGTTCTTCTTCTAGTGGTGGTGGTAATGGTTCTGGTGGAGGTGGTGGTTCAGGCACCGCAGGTGATAAGAAACCTGAAGAAAAAACTCCTGAAAAGATAGAAGAACAAAAGAGTGAAACTCAACAAGCAGGTGGAAGTTCGTCTGCAAAAGCCGCTGCTAAAGGGAAAGTAGAAACTCAAAAACCAGCTATTCTAGTTACAGGAGATATAGTTGGAGTCCAAACAGTGCAAGATAAAGCACAAGACGCTAGGGCAACAATGTCCTTTACTAGAGTTAAAGGAGACGGTACTGCCTCTGTTGGACTTGCAGCTGACTATATGGTCAATGCTAAAATAGGAAACTTTAACGGCGTGCGTTCTTGGATGGGCGTTAACAAGAAAGGCAACAAACATATCAATGTTCTTTCGGCAGGAATTAACCTCATGCCAAAGTCTTACAACGGTTCTTTGTTGTTTGTAAGGGTAAACTCGCTGAAGAACTTTACAGCGCTCTACGGAGCCGCCGCATCGTATGGCGAGTTATTTCAAGAAGAAGTTATATCTACCCTACTGATAGGCGGTTTTATGTATAAGGGACAACTTACTAAACACATAGATGCTACTATTATTGCCGCTAGTGTTTACGCTCCTTATACAAAGTATTACACAGAATCTTTATTTGAATCTCAACCAATTATAGTTCCTTTTCTAAACATCAACTACTCACTTACAAAAACTTTTAAGTTCGGACTTACAGGAGGAGGCACGTACATCGCCAATCAGGATGTCGTCAATTATCAAATCTTAATGGGAGGTAAGTTAAAGATATGAGATGGCTAGTCATTCTACTCTTGTTTGCAAGTCCTCTGAAGGCTCAATTTACTTATTCTGGATACTTGTACAATGCAAACGGTTCGGGCGCCTCTAACGTTCCCGTAAAAATATACAAGAGTACAGCAGGTGCTACTACTAAGTCAGGTACTTTTGCTAAGATAACTTCAGGTATTCCTTCAGATAGAGGACGAGGAACTTCAGTACTTCACTCAACTGCTAACACAGATGAAAAGTCTGTGGCTATTACATTTCCTTCTGGCTTTAGTCCTTCTTACGCAGGAACTAGCTATTCTTCAGGCCACGTTAACGCTAACTCTTGGTTTACTTTTGGAACAAGTTCTAGTACTGGATACAACGGAAATGCTACTAGTCCTAATCAACCTACTATCCATATTGGGTCGGTGGATAATGGCTCAACAGATAACAACGTTTCTTATGTATCAACTGAAAGTTACACTGATGGAACTTACGGTGATGTGTTTAGAGTAAGATACGAGGGTAACTGTAAGTACAACCAAACGGGAATCAATTATGTTTGGGATTTATACTTTATTAAAAACCAAGCCTCAAAGCAGATAGTGGTTTGGAGAACATTCACCGCAGACGGTTCCAACCAAGAAATAATGGGTATATCTACAGGTAGTGCTTGGATGGCAAGTACTCTCGTTACTACTGGTTCTTTTTCTGGCACTAGTTGGGAGATAAACACAACCTCAACCACTACAACAAGTTCTAATGTACTTGACGCTACTGCATATACTAACTCATCGGGATACTACTCTTTCTCAAGAACTACAGTAGCAGGTAATCAATTCACTATTCAAGTCGATGCTCCAACTAGGATTCAAGCCTACACAAACTCAGACATCCAAGCAATATCAGACCTCATCCTCAATAAAGTGGTTAAGACTGGGTTGACTTTTCAGATGTTTGACGTAAACGATGACTCTAAAATAACTGTAGCAGATAAATACTACGTAGCGGCAAGAAAGGCTGGAAGATTTTCTAAGTGGAGAATAGCACCTGATGTCCGTATCTTTACAACAGCACAATATGATGCTATCAAAGCTGCCACAACAAATGTAAGAGGAACTTATCCTGGAGTCAGTACTTATACTACTTCTACTCTTACTTCTGGAGGAAGTTTAAGTCTTTACCTAATAGCACCTGGTTATGCAGGACAAGTAACATACTAACATGAAAAAACTAATCATACTCTTAATCCTAGCATTTGCAGGTTCGTTGAATGCACAATGCTACAAAATTGACACCGTTAGAAACCACACACAACTAAGAACTATTGCAGGTAGGCCTGTAGACTTTGGTATAGTGGCAACGGCTGAACAACTTATCTCTGCCAAGTATTCGCTGTGCGATACAGGCATTGGAGTTGACCTTGCAATTAACACAATTGCTATGCCTCAAAGACTAATTAACATTGCAGGGTTGCAGTTTTTAAAGAGGGACTATGTAGTCAATATGTCCATCACAGCTAATAACATTACACATTATTCTAGGAACGTAAAGACCGTTTATGTCAATGCTATGTTCCTAACTGTAGAGGACATTCCTCACAACAAAAAAGCATACTCTAGGGCAGTAGAGAAGTGCTTAATAGATTTAGTTAAGGAGTTGTAGCCCGTATTTACTGGGGTTTCCAGTTATAATCTTATCTTAACTTTAGTTGTTAAGTTTTTAGCTTAACTTACTTAGTTATAACTTTAGACTTGACTTTTTATATTAGGATAGTATATTTGCATTAGTTGTAACAGACAACCAACCATATTATGAAAAAACTTTTGCGAAAGTACCCTGACCCTATTTTAATTCACAGGGATTACATTGATGTCTTGCTGAGGCTAGCAGGTTATCGCTTATCTGATTTATCAGTAACAATTTTAGCATACTCTAGTTACAGAAAAGCATTGACCTCTGAGACTAAGAAAGAGATTGCGGAAAAGTTTAACACAAGCATCCAAGTAATTTCTAACACAATCACCAAGTTAAGAAAACAACAGTTATTGTTGAAGAACAACTTGAATCCTAAATTGAAACCAGAAAACGACAACCAATCAGCATTAACCATTTATTTTACTCTAGAGCCTAAAACTAAAATAAGAAAAACTGTATTGTCAGAAAGTAACATAACGGAACAGACTCCTGCATGAGAAAAGACCTTCAAATAGAACTCAAGGTATTTGGATTGTATAGTACGGCAGCCAAAGAGTTAAAGTGCACTAGCTCAGAGGTAGATGAAGTTTATTCTTGGTATTTAGGAGAAATCGTAGAATCCCTAAAGAAGACCGAGACCAAACAAGTCTACCTCAAAGGCTTAGGACGCTTAAGAGCTAATCCTGCATGCATACCAAATATCCTATACTATAATATTGTAAGGTACATAGACATGGCTGGGTTTATGGTAAAGTTCCCAAAATACCACACCAAAAGTAGAGCAAACTTTATGACTGTTATCTACGAGAACTACAAAAAACTATACGAAGAGGGTTTGAAGAAGATGGACATTCTTATAAATGAACCTATATTTGATAAGCCTATGTATCACAAACAAAGACAAAGGCTAGTTAACTTTAACCAAGACAGATTAGAAAAACTATATGAATCCATTTGCAGACTACATGAAGCTGCTGAAGCAGGGAGTAAAGAACGCGGACAAGATAATCGAGGGGATCAGCAACAAGACATTGAAAGAATTCAATTTACTTAATGAAGATGATCAGAACCGTATCTCAAACCGAATGGACATATGTAACGCTTGTCCCTTCAACTCTACTAATGCTAGAGTATCTCCAGAGTACATGGCACTCACGGGTGTCCCATACGCTACTGGAAGAACCGAATCACACTGTGCGTTATGTGGTTGTGTAATTGAATTTAAAACATCTTGTTTGAGTTGTAACTGTGGAATAGAAACTTGGAACCAAAGACATCCAGAAAAGAAACAAGAACTAAAGTGGACCAAAAAACCTTAACACCTACTAATATGAAAAAACCATCAATCAAATCAAGAGCTAACAAGGTAGAAAACCTTAAGAAAGCTTTCCGTATCCTTAACGGTTGCGGAGGAAACAAAGGCACTAAGTGCGGAGTTGAAGTTTACTATATGCCAGCAGATAGTAAGCTACAAGAGATTAAAGCTTAACCAATGACAAAACAACCAACCAACCGTTTAAAACCTGAGAGTAAACCTACTTTCCAAGACAAGTTATTTCTAGTAACTAAAGTCTTTTGGAAAGCAGGTTACTCCTATGGTAAAACAGGAAGGAATGAAGATTTTTATGCTCGTGTACTGGAAGACTTTGCAGTCATGCCTGAAGACGAGTTTATAGAAAAATACGAATCGCTTTAGTATGGCACAGAAAAAACAATCTTACATCTCAGCTGAACTAGAGTGGGCAGAGGAGAAACTTAGAGAATGGAGACAGTATGTGGATTCAAATCCACTACATTCTTTAAAAGACCGAGTAGAATGGAAACCAACTTCTAAAGGTGGTTCTATTCCTATGGTAATTGCTTCTATTGAACAACAGATTAAATCAATACGTGATACCATGAAAGAGTATCTTGCTCTTTTAGATGTGGTAGATAAACTTCGTGAGAAAGAAGAAGCCAAACTTGAGATACGTGGTTCTCAAGAAGTTAATGGCAAGATGAGTAAATTTATGTAATATGCATTTAGATAGTCCAGAGTTTTTTGTCAATATGAAGTCTGTTCCTGATAAGGAATCGTCAGAATATGTTTCTTTTTGGGAAGCAGAAGATAAAAAGATTACAGAGGGTATTACCATTAATGGGTTTCACTTTTCTCCTTTTATCTATTGGCATTTAAATTACTGGTCTATTTATGTAGATACAATGGTAGGCAAAAGACAAGTTCGTAAGTTAGATCGCCCTCAGTTATGGGATACTTACTTGGCTGTCGATGAAACTATCAATAGAGCAGAAAATCATCCTGACGGAAAGAAGGGAGTTGTGATGGTAGGTTCACGACGTATCTCTAAGTCAGTATTGACTTCCTCGTATATGACCCATAAAGCAGTAACCCAAAAAGGTAGCGACAATCTTATCTCTGCTTTGAATGGGCCTGACTTAAAAATTATAACAGAGTACGTAGACTTAGGTTTACGTAATCTTCCAGAATACTTTAAGTTTCCCCGTATTGAAGATGATTGGAAGAGACAAGTAACTCTTGGATACAAAGACAAACAAAACGTAAGACATGAATGGTCTAAATTTCACATCCGAAACTTTGACGAAGGCAACAATACGGAAGCAGCTGCTGGTCTTACTCTATCTTCTTTTATGTTGGAAGAAGGAGGAAAAGGAAAGATTCTCAATTGTTTGGCGGCAACTACTCCTTGTTTTGACAGTCCATATGGATGGCGTTGTTCTCCTTTTGTCATTGGGACTTCGGGAGATATGACAAAGGCAGGGGATTTGGAAGAGCTTTTCAATAACCCTGAAGCATACAATTTTCTTCCTGTAGAGTCACTTGACTCTGGTAAATCCTATGGTTTGTTTATCCCAGGAACTAAATCTTTGAAGGTACCAAAAGAACCAAAATCTCTTGGACTTTACTTAGAGAATGCGGAACCATCGGAATTAGACGATATAACAATTTGGGTATCTGATGAAGACAAAGGAAAAGAATTAATCTTAAAGTCTAGAGAACAAATTAAGAAATCTAGTGGTCTAGAAGCATACTTGAAGGAGGTAATGTATTATCCTCTGACACACGAAGAATGTTTCCTAGAACTTTCGCAAAACATCTTTCCTGTGGATCTTCTTCAGGAACAATTGCAAAAGATTACATCACTAGATGCAAATCCAGATTACGTAGAACTAGTGCAGAAGTCAGATGGAAGCATTGGTCATAAGTTTACAGATAAGAAACCAGTTCAAAACTTTCCTTCTAAACCAACAGATAACTTAGAAGGTGCAGTTCAGATTTGGGAGTATCCTATACTAGGGGCACCCTATGGTCTTTATACGGCAGGAACTGACCCATATAAACAGTCACAAGCTAAATACTCAACCTCTTTAGGCTCTACTTATATTTACAAACGTGTGCATGATATTGCAGGGGAAGGGTGGCAGAACATAGTAGTAGCAGCGTACACAGGTCGTCCTAAAAAGATTGAACAGTGGTATGAGATGACAAAGATGTTATTGAAGTACTATAACGCTAAGACACTTTGTGAAAACATGGATATGGGATTCATTCAGCATTGTATTGAAAAGAACGAATCTGCTTTTTTCTTAGAACGCACACCCTCATTCTTAAATGACATCCACCCTAGTAGTGCAGTAAATCGTGAGTATGGAATACATATGACCAGTGATATTAAAGATTACTTGAACTCACTGATTATAGAATACATCACAGAAGTTATAGAAAGAGAGACAGATGCAGAGGGTAACGTCGTAAAAGAAAGATTAGGAGTTACTAGAATACTTGACCCTCTACTGCTTAAAGAATTAATTAAGTTTACTCCCAAATTAAACGTCGACCGAGTTATTTCTTTTGGCCTTACTCTTGCTATGGCAAAATCCTTAAACAGCAAATCAGTAATAGTATCTTCTACACAGGATTCTCGCATGCAAGAGTACTTTAAATCCATGAAATCAAAACAACTTTTCAGGACAACAAGAAGCCCTTTTAGGTATTAAACTACACTTATTTTAAAATTTTGGGTATCAAAATTAAGATTTGGTATTATTTTTACCGCTAGTTATACTTTATAAGTTAATACATTAACATCCATTGTTATGATCATAGAAGCACTCAAAGAGTACACTGATGCACTGAATCACGCATACTTTTATCCAGAGCAATTTGTTTCTGCAGCCAAGAAACAAAAGCCTCAGTGGATTAAATCTACCCTTGACTACTTTGCAAATATTGCATTTGCCCAGTACCGACAAAACATAAAATTCAGAAAAAACTACCGTCTATTTAACGGAGAGTTTAACTTTGATGATTACACCAATGAGCCCCAGATACAAGAAATTATTAGTTACCTTTCAGATACTCCTGATCAAGAGCCAGAAATTCCTCAGCATCTTAAGCATTATCCAATAGTCAACCCACCTATCAATCAATTAAAGGGTGAGTTAATTAACAGACCATTTAAGTATAAGGTCAAAGCTGTTGACGATGCGAGTGTAGATGAGAACATTGACTTCCGTACTGACTTAATTAAAGAGTTCTTCATGAATAAAATGATGGCTCGTTTAGAAGGAGTACCTGAAGAACAGTTACAGCAGATTCAAGAAGAGATGATGGCTGAGATTCAAAACAAAATCTTGGACTACACTTCTACTGCCGAAGAGTGGGGCAACAAAGTACTTAATGCACTTAAGTATAGTTTCCGTTTAAAAGAAAAGTCTAGTCAAGGTTTCTTAGATTTCTTGATTACAGGACAAGAGTTTCACCACTTCTACCCAGACAATTCAAGAATCGGATTTAACTACAAAGTAGAAAACCCATCTAACGTATGGTACTTAGCTAATCGTAATGCTATGTATACTACTGATTGTTGGGCTTTAGGTACTATTGAAGTTCTTTCTATGTCTGAAATAGTAGAGAGATATAATCTTTCTGGTGAAGAAGTTAAGCACTTGAATAGTCGTTCTTTACAGAATCTTCGTAACAACGAATATTCTCCATTGTCTCCTGCACTTCCAGACCCTAATGACCCATTGTGGCAGTTGACATTTGAGAACGTGGGTGACTTTGCCAATGGAGGTATTGACCACAACGTATTCTCGTTCAACTCTCAACACGCCTACACAGTAGTTACTTGTTACTGGCAGTCTAAAAAGAAGATATATAAGCGTCAGTACATAGACGAACAAGGATACCTTCAAGAACAATTTGTAAGTGAAGACTACAAGTACGATAAAACTATGGGCGATATTGCTCTAGATGAGTTGTGGATTAACGAATGGTGGAAGGGTATTAAGATTGGTGCTGACATCTACATTGATGTAGAGCCTCTAGAGTATAGCCAAACTCCTCCAATTGTAGGTATTGTAAACACTACTCGTAATACGCAAGGCAAATCCTTGCTTGATCTTCTTAAGCCTTACCAAGTTCTTTACAACATTTGTATGAACCAGTTGTGGGAGTTACTTGAGAAAGAGATTGGTGTGGTATTCTTGGGTGACTTAAAAGTAGTGCCTAAGAAAGATTCTCAAGATCCAATTGAGACAATGCTTTGGAATGCCAAGAATCGTGGTACTTTGTTTATTGATACATCTCCAGAGAATACTGGTGGAGCTGTTCAGTTCAACCAAATGTCTCGTGTAGACTTGACTAGAACTGCAGAAATTCAATCTCGTATCCAATTGGCACAAGCTCTCCGTACAGAGGCATACGAACTTATTGGTGTAACTCGCCAGCGTCTAGGTTCAGTAACTCCCTCTGAGACGGCTACTGCTACTAAAGAAGGACTTACTCAATCATTCTCTCAAACAGAAACATGGTTTGCTTGGCATGATAACGTAATGCAACAAGTATATCAAACAATGTTGGAGATGGCTCAGTATACAGAATTGCAAAAGCCTACCTCTACTTTGAACTACTTAAACTCAGAATTGGAAACTGTATTCTTACGTATAACTAAGAATGAGTTACTCCGTGAGTTGTTTGTATTTGTGACATCATACGCTGAGGATAGAGTAACACTTGAACAGTTGCGTTCGTTGGCTCAACCCGCACTTCAGAATGGTGCAGAGTTGATTGAGATTTTTGACCTGTACACCGCTGCCTCAGAACGTTCACTTCGTCACGTATTAGAAGGCGTACAAGAACGTAAAGCTCAATTGCAACAACAGCAAATGGCACAACAGCAACAACAGATGGAAATGCAACAACAACAATTCCAAACTAAACTTGCTGCAGATGCTGAACAAAAACAACAAGATGCACAACGTGAGGATATGAACAAAGAACTCGACCGTCAGAACAGACTTGACGTAGAGCGTCTGCGTGGTATTGCTAACGAATCTTCTTTCTCACAAGACAAAGATTTGACTCCTCTATTGATACAACAAGCTAACTTGGCTAAGGAACAATCTAAGATGCGATTTGAGCAACTTAAGAATGCTGACCAAGTTAGTCTTAAGAGTAGAGAGTTAGATTTAAAG